ATTGACTGTGTGGGCCTTGTGTAATATAATAAGGCTATGAATAACATTAAGAAAGCGATCGAATGGATCTTATACAAACAGGTGCCGGCATGGATACTGGTATTGCTAGTGATCATTTGGATCTTACTATAGGACTACAACAATGACAAAAGTGTTTGACGCAACAAAATTTAGGAAAAGTATAACAAAATCAATACAAGGGTTAGGAATAGGATTTAGTGATCCCACAGATTGGATCTCAACAGGCAACTATGCTCTCAACTATTTGATGACCAGTGATTTCAACAAAGGAATCCCATTGGGTAAAGTGACTGTGCTCGCGGGAGAATCGGGCGCGGGTAAATCATACATAGCATCGGGAAACATAATCAAGAACGCTCAGGCACAGGGTATATTCGTGATCCTTATAGACACAGAGAACGCACTTGACGAGACATGGCTACAGGCCCTGGGCGTTGACACGTCAGAAGAAAAACTCCTGAAGTTAAGCATGTCAATGGTGGACGACGTGGCAAAGACCATATCCGAATTCATGAAAGGCTACAAGGAACAACACGCTGACAACAAGGAAGGTGCTCCCAAGGTACTGTTCGTGATAGACAGTCTGGGCATGATGCTGACTCCAACAGATGTCAATCAGTTCGAGGCGGGAGACATGAAAGGTGATCTGGGTAGGAAACCAAAGGCACTTACCGCATTAGTCAGGAACTGTGTGAACATGTTTGGAAGTTGGAATGTAGGACTTATAGCGACCAATCACACCTACGCGTCACAGGACATGTTTGACCCAGACGACAAGATATCGGGCGGGCAGGGTTTCATCTATGCAAGTTCCATCGTGATAGCGATGAAGAAGTTAAAGTTAAAGGAAGACGAGAAGGGCAACAAGATATCAGAGGTGAGGGGTATCCGAGCGGCATGTAAGGTCATGAAGACCAGATATGCCAAACCATTTGAGGGCGTACAGGTCAAGATCCCTTACGACACGGGCATGGATCCATACAGTGGATTGGTAGATTTGTTCGAGAAGAAGGGCTTACTGGTACAGACCGGAAACAGGTTGAAATACGTAGATCCACAGGGCAAGGAACACATAGACTTCAGGAAAGCGTGGACCGGTGATAAATTAGACATGATAATGGCGAACTTCAAAGAAAGCACTGATCACAAAGTGGAAAGTGTAGAAGAGGCGCCAAAGTCAAAAGCGAAGAAAACAGAAATTATAGAAGAGGACGACGCAGAATAATGATTGATTTCACACACGAAGACATCGAGCGTTTATGGAACTCCATATCTCACTACGTACCTGAGAGATCCAAACTGGACGCGGCAATTGATTTCATCAAGAGTCTGGATGACATAGGCGTGGAGCATGATGAAATAAAAGCATCTGGCGAGTTTGATCCAAAACTGGAGGAAGCGATCAACACGGTGTTCGAGGAAGAGGAAGACCTAGACGAATCATACGACGACGGCTACAGCGAGGACTGATGATCAACTGGTACAGTGAAGTAAGCAGGAGCCTGGCAAAGATACCAGACTGTGTGGCATACTTTGACAAGGAACTGCTGGAGGCCAGGAAGCAGTGTAAGATATACGGCAATTTAGAGAGAGCATCAGCGGCACTACCTGGAATAGTGGAAGAGAGATTCAGTCAACTACAACAGTTAGAAGCCATACTGGAATACCTAAACATAGAACTGAGGAGACTTAGATCAAAAACTTTCAGAAAATTCCTAGAAAACTACAACAGGGCACTTTCCAGCCGAGACGCAGAGAAGTACGTCGACGGTGAGGACGATGTAGTGGATCTCACAAAGATCGTTAACGACTTCGCACTGTTAAGGAACCAATGGTTGGGCATCACCAAAGGCCTCGATCAGAAGCAATGGCAGATAACCAACATAGTCAAACTGAGGGTGGCGGGAATGGAAGATGCCGACATCAAATAGAATCATACTGACAGACGTAGACGGAGTGCTTCTGGAATGGGAACACCACTTCACCAAGTGGATGTTACAGAAATCTTATTTCAATGATGAGGGCAATCGATATTATCCACACAAACTATTACCCAACAAACAGGACGAATACGAGATGGCAAAAAGGTTTGGAGTGACCAAGGATGAGATCCGTGCTCTGATCAGAGAATTTAACCGGAGTGCCTGGATGGGCACACAGAGGCCCATGGAGGAATCACAGACCTGGGTCAAGTTGTTGGCCGCGGAGGGCTGGACGTTCATACCAATAACATCTCAGACGTCAGACATACCAGCACAGGAGTTGCGTAAGAGAAGACTGGGTGAACTGTTTGGAGATCACGTGTTCACAAATTACCACATTCTGGGCACAGGGGCGGACAAAGACAGTGCTTTAGCCGAATTCCATGGTACCGGACTGTATTGGGTTGAGGACAAGCCTCACAACGCTGTAGCCGGGCTCAAATACGGTTTAAAGCCCATATTAATCGACCACCAATACAACAGAGACTTTGAACACCCAGACGTGCTACGGGTAAGTAATTGGAAACAGATACACGAAATATTATCGGGGAGATCATGAAGGTATACGTAGGTTGGGATTCTAGAGAGGACATTGCATATCAGGTTTGCGAGCATTCTATCAAGCGCAGAGATCCCGACATGGAGGTATATCCCTTAAAACAAAATGAGATGCGTCAACAAGGCATCTACACCAGAGACATCGACAAACTAGCTACCACGGAATTCACATTCACGAGATTTTTCGTACCCTATCTCAACAACTACAAGGGTTGGGCGGTATTCTGTGACTGTGATTTTCTATGGAAAGTGCCTGCTAAGGAATTGGAGCAGTTTTGTGATAATTCTAAAGCAGTAGTCTGCGTACAACACGATTACACGCCCGAGGATGGCTCAATAAAGATGGACGGTCAGATACAGACGGCATATCCCAGGAAGAACTGGAGTAGCATGGTGTTGTGGAACTGTGCCCATGAGAAGAACAAGACACTGACACCGGAGTTCCTGAACAAACAGACACCAAAGTTCCTGCACAGGTTCTCATGGTTGGAAGATTCAGAGATAGGATCATTGCCACACGAATACAACTGGCTCGTGGGTTGGTACAAAGAACCCAAGGACGGCAAACCAAAGATATTGCACTACACAGAAGGCGGTCCATGGTTTGATGGTTATCGAGACTGTGAATATGCCGACGATTGGAAAAAGGAAGTTATAAACTTGTTCTCCGCGTGATGAACTGGGACAAACTAAAATCAAACCATTATTTTAAGGAACCGGTTAAACACATTTACACGTCAACAGTGTTTGACCTTAAAGAATACGATAGGCTCTACGAAAATCAAAACAATTTTGAACACCAAGCATGGCAAGACTTTGACTCCAAGTATAGAGTAGGTTTCACACTTCACAATGACATAAGAGATATCAACAAAAATCACGACATACTCTGCTTATGGTTCTTCAAGGAAAGAAACGATAGGAGTGGCGGCGAAGATATACTATTATCGGGAAAGAAAATAAAATATCTACCTAACACCTTTTTGGTGTGTGAAAGCAAAGATATCAAGATACTAGAAAAGCACGACGAATACATAAGAAGACCTGTGTTACAGCTCGATATGAAAAAAGAGGAATGGAATAAAATTCTAGAAAGATTTGATAAAGTCTTTTAAAACCCGAACATCAGCATCCATATGTCTACCTTTGAGTTTGGTCCACACATATTGATCTCTTTTATTGATGTTTAAATTTTTCCTAATCTGTTTACCCGCGTCATCGTCTAGTATTTTCTTGGCCTTAAATTCTACTGTAGGAAGAAACAAACATCTGTTAAGTTTACGTGCCACTTTTTGCGTATAAGAATCAACATGCCAGTGCCAAAAAAATACAGGGGCAAGATATCCGAGTGTATTTGTCCAGTTTTTGTGGACAGCAAAGTGTGCCGCTGGTAAGGGTTTATCGGGCCATAATTTTACTGTGTCACCAAAATTTTTTGACCCTCTGCTCCTTCCGTCGCTTGGTACAACCATTAGAATCTTATCTTCAAACTTGTCAAATTGGTCTAAGATGGCCTTGTCCCAATGCTTTGTCTTGACTTGTACATCGTCGCCCATCAACATAACAATGTCGTGCTTTGATTTTTCACACATGAGATTCCAACTATAACAAGTTGACTGATTAGGTCCCACCGTGTAATGTTTTTCATCAAGTAAATCTTTGTATTGCTCTAATTTTGGATCATCATCGTTTATGTAAAAAAGAAACTCGGTATCATATTGTTGAGTTTCGCTTGCCGTGTCTATCAAGCGTTTGGCTAACTCTGGCCTTCCTCGGGACGGACAACAGAATGATATCATATCAACTTGTTCTTCCAGGTTTCTGGAGTGTGCTCGTTTATGATTTCCAAGGGCAAGTGGTATTGGAACTTTTTAGTACCGCGTGTCCTGATGTACTCGGCAGTCTTCTTTACTGCCTGCCTCATGTTAGTGGACGTCTTATATCCTAACAACTTCCTGGCCTTGTCTGATGAGCAGGTTGCTAGTTTGACCTCTTGCGGTCTATCCTTGTGGTGTATTGGATCGAGGTTCACTCCTGTTTCATTGGCGCAGGCTTCGGCTAGTTCGTTGATAGTCACTGGTTCTTCGTCTGGTCCTATGTTTATAACCTCTCCCACTACATTGTCCTGGAATGCGAGGGCGTTGAGACAGTACAGACAATCGTCTATGTAACTGAAGCAACGTTTCTGTTCACCATCTCCATACACAATAGGTTGTTTTCCCTGTAACATCCTGTTCAACATAATTGACATGACATTCCTAAATGGATCATCATATTTTTGTCTAGGTCCCACGATGTTGTGTGGCACGGCTATGACATACTCTATACCGTGTGTTTCACATAGATTCCTCAGCACGTCCTCGCCGGCTTTTTTGGCTATACCGTATGGATCCTGCGGTCTACATTCATAGGTTTCCTTGTAGGGAATTTCGTCATGGTGTCCATATCTCGCCATGCTGGAACAGTAAACGATACGTTTGACATTGTTCCTGATGGCCGCTGTAATGGTTGTAACGGATGCTTCAAAAATATTCCTGGTAACAAGAACAGGTGAAAATACGGACAAACCCTCATATGCTGTGGCGGCGGTGTGATAAACAATGTCACAACCTTGCATGGCCGTTGTTAGATTTTCTAGATCACAGCAGTCCACTTGGTGGAATTCAACATCCTGTGGCACGTTGTCTGTGTAGCCACCTATCATGTTGTCATTGCCAGCAACGCTGTGTCCATGTGACAACATAAGATCTGCCAAATGCGATCCAAGGAATCCTGCCACACCTGTTATAAAAATTTTCATTTTTGATATTTAATTTGTTTTACACACGGTAAAAAACTTTATCGGGCCAATGATCAATCAAGAGTTTGAATCCCAAATCTTTGATAAGTTTCTCGACCTCATAGTTGCTACTACCATACTTCTTGGTATTATTATTCAACTCGATCATTAGATACTGTGTGTTCCGTAAAGTTTTCTCAGCACCCTTGAGCACTTCCAATTCATATCCTTCAACATCTATCTTGATCAGGTCAACTTCCTTGTAATCAAAACTGTCTATGGTGACCATGCGTGTATTTCCAGATTTACCTATACGTTTGGCTTGGGTAAAGTTGTCCTCTGTAAGTGAAATGTATTTTTCTTCCGATCCCACTGCTTCCATCCTAGGGTCACAGTTGATGGTGGCATTCTTCATAAGGCACTCGAAATGTATTTTGTCTGGTTCGAATGCGATGACCTTCCTCGCATAAGGTTCCATTGCTTTCGCCCATGTACCACACCAAGCACCTATGTCTATCACATTCTTAAATTTTTTATTTTGTGTTTTACAGTAATCAAGAAATTTCAAAAGACATTTGTTCTGCGTAAAAGGCTTACCTGCTTTCCATTCCTCTAAATGAATGTCATTACTAGGTACCCAGAAACCGTTCACTTTCTCTATTTTCATAAAATTCCTTTGTCCATTAGTATCTCCACAGCCGTTCCGTTCTCGAACTCCTCTGGTGTGAACTGTTGATAGGCCAGGCTGTACAGCCATGGCTCCGGACCCCCGTAGTAAGGATTCTCTATGTCTGACAACTCAGTGCCCGCCACTGCAGTCGCGAAACTTTTCTCATGACAGAACACCGGAACTCCCTCACACACGGCTTCCACTGCCGCTATAGAACAACTCGTGACAACGCACCAGGCATCCTTTAGGTCCTCGGATAGGGGTACATTGGCCTCACTCGGTCCTGATGTACCCCTGCCCCTAGGCTTGTGTCGAAGTCTGATTGGCCTATCTGTGTATCTCTTGATCTGTTCCACGATGTCTTTGGTCCAATTCGGTTGGTCTATGTATGCGTTTATCCCCGCCGAGCTGGGACACACCAGCACATACTTGCCGGAGAACGATGGCGCTTTGATCCTGATCCCAAACTTTTCAAAACGGTCTGGTTTGCAGTCCTTGATGTAAGGAACGTGTATGGAATTCTTGCAGATACGCCAATAATGATTATTTGGTTTAAGATTATTGTTATCAAATCTTCCAAAATACGGAGTGTCTGTAAACCAGTACTGATGATTACGTGCTTCAAGTTTTTTTATCATTTCTCTATTATTTCCAACGAACCCCCAGAACATGCTATTACCTACAGGTTCGTTTTCTTTCGCATTATCCAATATCTTGATCTGATCGGGCCAGGATTTCTCCACACTGTTAAACACTTCCCAAGCCTTGCTATTTTTGTTACCGAATGGTGCGTAGATTGTTAGCATCTATAAAATCCTTTAACTTCTCTGCCCATTTCACGTGACCATCGACCGACGGGTGTGGATCGTTGGGACTTACTATTAGGCCGTCTCGCATAATAAAATCATAATGACTAGTATCAAACTTGAAAAATCTCTTACGATCTATCAGTTTCACAAAAGTTTCTAAATCCTTATTACCCGACCCCACTGTGTTAGGTAGAGCATTGTACATCACGTAAGGTATTTTATGTAAAACAAAAAAATTCTGAAGATCTAAAACATGATCTAGGAATCTCATTTCTCCCTGTTGATCAATGTCCCACGCCTTCTGTGATGTTATGAATCTTAAATTATCTCCAGTCTTCCATGTACGCCAAGTAGATTCCATATTAGGTATCCTCCATTTCTTCCAGCCGTCATTAGTAAGATAATCGTGCCTATGGGTGCTTGACCATCCTATTATAGCAAATGTGTTTTCTTTTTGATTCTGATTAAACCAAAGTTTGGTGGTGAAACTAATTCTGTCATTTCCCCGGCCTCCCATAGCAAGATTGAAAAGTTCTAATCTATATTGTTCCGCCAGTATCTTGCTGGTAAAAGTATCCACTCCGTCTTTGGGACGTGGCGTGAGGAAACTACAACCGTTTGAAAATAATCGCATTAGTAGTTATGTTACAGTATAATTATTCGTATGCCAACGGTAAAAAATATTAATTCCATAAAATATTTCCTTAACAGGTTCCCCACAATTGATCATGGATACCAATATTCTGTTGATTACCATAAAAGCGCTCAAAAAACATTCAATTCGTTGCCAACTTTTGTGGCGGAGTTTTTTGACTGCAAAGTTCACACATGCCCTCTGTTGATCACAAACGAAGATCACATGATCACAGAGCACGTATGGAACCTTACACACGCGAGAAAACACAAGCCTAACAAAACACACGGATTGTGGGGATCCTGGCGTGATAGCATGATTCTGCGCTTACCGACTGTCACAAAACACTTTAACGAAACCTACACCTACGTTTGGTTACCTATTGATGAAGAAAGTGCCAACAACCCATGGCACGTGTGGATAGACATGATTTCAAAATTCAGACTCATAGAAAAAAGATGGTCACATAATTTTGAAAAATACATTTTTATACTACCTAACCCTAGTCAATATTTTGATCGCATAGTGCAGGAATTCTTTCCTAATTTGAAATACATGGTCATACCAAAAAACGAAGTTTGGCAATTCAAACACCTCATCGTTCCTAGTCTCAGCAATCACAAAGACGGAATAACTACACCAGGATTAGCATTATGGATCAGATCACTGAAGAATACAATCGGAAATGCGAGTCCTATAGGGCGCAAAATTTTTATTTCCAGAGAAGATGCTAGGTCGAGAAGGCTTATTAATTCAGAAAAACTGTTGATGGCCCTACAGGGCTGGGAAACTGTCGTTCTCGAAAACATGCCAATAAAAGAACAAGTCAAATGTTTTGCCGAAGCGTCTCATGTGATATCTACTCACGGCGCTGGACTGATCAATCTTTTGTGGTGTGAGCCTGGGGCAAAGGTTATAGAGATTCAAGACATAAAAAGAATAGATAAAAAAGTTTATCCAGTTCTATCTCACCATCTAGGTCTTAACCATAAGGTACACATAGCAAAGACCTTGCCAATAACCCTTCATGGGGATAAGCCAAAAGGTACAAAGAAATGGCAAATGGTAGATTTTGAAATCAACATTTCAGAGCTGATAAGTGAGTTAGATTAAGTACACAGAGATGAGGTCCATACTACAGAAAAAACCAACTTTACACACTGATCCTTACCCCCATTTCATAATAGAAGACGCATTGCCAGGCGATCTTTACAATCATCTTGAAAAAGAATGGCCCAAAGAACAGTTGTTGAAGACTCAACCATTTGATAACGGAATATGTTACAGACTCAAAGCAAACGAGATGCTTAAACCAAATGCAGTTCCTAATGTGTGGAAGGAATTTACAGAATATCATACATCGGCAGAATTCTTTAATGAAGTCAAAGAGATTTTTGGAAACTTTATTCCCGATGTGCCAAACGTCAAAGAAACATTAAGTCCGCGTGGGTGGGACGGGGGAGAAGATACAATAGGCACAGACTGTCAAGTTGTCATGCACAAGCCAATCGATTACAGTTCACGTACACCACATATAGATAACCCACGTGAAATATATGCAGGATTACTGTACATGCCTTACACTAATGACGTTAGCACAGGAGGAGAATTCAAAATACACCAAGCAGTAGGAAACATCAGAGAGGTAAACAAATCGGGCGGTAGAGAAGTTTTATCAGAAAACCAAGGGAAGATAGTCAAATCGGTTCCTTATAAAAAGAACACGTTTGTGATGTTTTGTAATAATTCTAGTAATTCGGTACACAGTGTTTCTCCGCGCATTGGCGCAAGTCATTACAGAAGAAGTGTAAACATTATAGCAGAATTCAATAAAGTAGCCAACAGATCGATGTTCAAAGTAAAGGAATTTAGAAAATGAATATAGCTGGGTTACATACAACAAAGCCGAGAACACAAAGGTATGTGGATGCTTTTGTGAAAGGAACCCCTGGGCCTAAAAAAATTTATCATTTTAGAGAAATGAAACAGTTACCTAATGAAAATCTAACCATGTACGGCATACTAGCAGGATCTGGTGAGGTGTACAAATGGTGCCAGAAAGAAGGAAAGGATTTCTTCTTTATGGATCATGGGTACTTCACCAACGCACATGACAGTCCACACTGGTTGCGAATCACAAAAAACAAGCATTGCCAAAACTTAATGACGGAGATGCCTTCTGACAGGTATGAGAAACATTTCAAACAAAATTTAAGTCCATGGACAAAGACAGGTAAGAAAATACTCGTGTTGCCGCCGACCAACGCTATAGCAAATTTTTTTGGCCAGGAGAATTGGCTCACCAACACTTTAAAGATTTTAAGGGCAAACACAGATCGTCAAATCGATGTGCGTGAAAAACCATACAATCCTACTGTTGAGACAGATCATGTGGGAGCCACAGTCAAAGTAGATCGTCCTACTACACACCAAGGCGTCATCAATTGGAAAGAATACTTCGCCATGGTCACCTACAACTCAAACACTATGATTGCTAGTCTCACAAACGGGGTTCCTGTTTTCTGTGACGCCGACAACTGTGGCGCGGCACCAATATCAGAAACGGATTTTTCCATGATAGAAACGCCTAAATACGGAGACAGGATTGCTTTGTTTAGCAGTCTAGCATATAATAACTGGACCATGGCAGAAATGGCGGACGGCACCGCATGGAGGATGTTGAATGAAAGTTGAAATATTTAGAAGGACTGTAAAAGATCGTAGACGAGGCAACAGTTATGAACTTCTGTACCATCTAAAAGAGGGGATCGAGGCCGCCGGTGACGAGGCAATAATAGTTAACGAACATCGCACAGGTGAAACAGTGCCGGGAGAAATGGAACCTACAGCACCAATGGCGGCAATGTTTGGTTATGGGGGAGACAAGCAGATGCATCACACCAAAGGCAGGAGAAGAATTTTAGCGAACAAATGCAGAGAAAAAAATATTCCCTTGATTACTTTTGATGGAGGACTATTATCAAGTTTTGGAAATGTTTCAACTTCGCCAGATCACCATTTTAGGGTTTCATTATACACACCCATGAACGACGGCGATTTCCTTTCGGACAACAGCCCGAGTGACCGCTGGGAGATAATGAAAAAGAATTTTAAGGTTAAAAATGAACCATGGAGAAAGTCTGATCAGGGAGACCCAATACTGTTCGTCCTACAACCAAAAGATAATTGGAGCATGAACGAGCTGGACCCGATAGCATGGTTTAATGATGTTTATGATAAACTTAGACCGATCACGGATCGTCCTTTCATTGTGCGACCACACCCTAACCACGTGGCAAGTATAGTCGAGCGAAGGAAAGAACTACCTGAAGATATAGAGCTCCAATACACACAGAAGCACTTCGGTGGTGACGAAAAAAAGTACTACAGATTCAACTTCCAAGAAGTTATAACTAACTGTCATGCTGTTGTTACTCACAATTCTACTGCCAGCGTCGACTCTTGCGTTCGTGGGATACCTACCTTTTGTACCTCAGATCTTGCTCTTTGTTGGCCTGTAGCGAACAAAGATCTAAACAACATCGAAACACCCGAATACCCAGACAGGACACAATGGCTTAACGACCTTGGTTACAAAATGTGGAGTATACAAGAAATTAAAGACGGAACAGTTTATAAGAGATTTAAAGAAAAGTTAGGACTAAAATGAAAACATTATCGGTAGTGACAACATTTCCACCTAACAGGTGGACTGCTTATGCCAAGCGTATGTTAGAGAGTCATATAAAATTTTGGCCGGAGGATGTAATTCTTCATGCTTATTATGAACAGAATAAACCAGACCTCGAACATCCAAAAATAAAATTTGTGGACATAGAACAAGCAAACCCAGTACTTGCCGAGTTCAAGTTAAGACACAAAGACGACCCTGTGGCAAACGGTGAAGTACAGGAGGTCCCCAACGGCGTGCGAAGAAATCCAGCGGCTGGCAAGAACGACAAGGGAAAAGGATCATACCTTTGGGATGCAGTGAGGTTCTCCCATAAAACATTTGCTGTAGACCATGCGATTAAAAATGCCAACACAGATTACGTTTTATGGTTGGATGCTGACACTTACACCTTTAAGCCGATAAGCAAAGATTTTGTGACAGGACTCCTTCCTGAGGACAAACTAGTAAATTTTCTCGGTAGAGGAAACAAATACCCGGAATGTGGATGGGTGTGTTACAACACCAAACATACTAAGATAAAAGAATTTATGCGATACTGGACAAACATGTATAAAAATGACACTATCTTCCAAGAATTAGAGTGGCATGATAGTTATCTGTTCTGGCAATGTGTCAAAAGAGTAGCCCCCAACGATGGTGTAGATATAGGAAAAGGCGCAGGAGCCAAAGGACACCACGTGTTTATTAACAGTGTGTTGGGAAGTTATATAGACCACATGAAGGGCAAAAGAAAAGTGTTGGGGAAAAGTTCTAAAAGCGATCTACGTCAAGAAAGAACTGAGGATTACTGGAAGAACGTTGAGACCTACGATCCTTTTGGGGGTGTTAATTTTGATCCCAAACAAGCAGATGACATTATAAGCAAAGTGGCAAAGGGCAAACAGGGAAATTGATGAGAGTAGCAGTTTATCCTGAATTTGGTCCATTGAACTCCAAACCGATCTTTGAGGCTTTCATAAAAAGTCTAAAGGCCGCTGGTGAAAATGTCAGCATCAATAAAGACGGCAATCACGATGTAGCGGTGATATGGTCGGTGCTTTGGAGGGGCAGAATGGAACGCTACAAAAAAATATGGGACAGTTATCGGAGGCAAGGTAAACCTGTTATAGTATTAGAAGTGGGAGGCATAAGGAGAAATCAATCCTTCAAAATAGGCATCAACGGGATCAACGGCAAGGCAGATTTTGCCAATCAAGAGTTTGACGACAAGCGATGGCCTCTTTTCAAACATACACTCCAACCTTGGAGCACCACTGGGGAATTGATTGTTATATGCGGACAACACGATGCTTCCGAACAATGGAAAGGAATGCCTAAGATGGACAAGTGGATTAAGCAACAAATCTTAGAAATAAGAAAATCCACAGATAGAACGATATTGGTCAGGCCACATCCGAGAAACATTATCAACATCTCGGAAGCAGAATTCAAAAATGTTAAGGTCAGACTACCAAGAAGAGATTACAAGACTTATGACGATACGGATTTTAAGGCCACACTTAAAAGTACATGGGCCGTAATCAATCATAGTTCGAACCCTGCCATGGAAGCAGTTTTTAATGGAATCCCGGTTTTCGTGTCGGCGGACAGCCTGTGCAGGGAAGTAGGAAACACAGATCTAGTAGATATAAACACACCAGCCATGCCGAATAGAATGCAGTGGGCAAACAAATTATCGTATACTGAATGGTTCGAACCAGAAATAGAACAAGGACTCCCATGGGCGAGGATAAAAAAAAGGCTAGAAGAGAAGTATATAAAATGAAAGTAGTAAACATAGGACAAAGAAACGAGATCAAACCTATCGAGTGGGAACCCTACAAAGGCGAGAATGTGATCGTTAATACTGTAATTCGCCAAGGTAAAAAGATACAAGAAACTGCCTTCTATGAGGACAAAGTTAAAGCGATACCTCGGGGTAACGCATATTGTATTGGTAACGGGCCTTCACGCAAAGATTTCGATCTTAATAAATTAAAAGCAACCGGGCAAACATATGGTTGTAACGCATTGTACAGAGATTTCATGCCAGATTTTATTTTCTCAGTAGACACAAAAATTACAGTAAAGATGTGTGAGGACAAAGTAGGGTTGAAAACTACACACTACGCTCCGAGCCTAGAAGTAAACAGGAAACAAAACAACGGACTGTTACACCTCATACCCCATAATCCGCACTGGATATCAGGCAACGCCGCCTTTTGGACTGCCGCTATTCATGGACACAAAAATATTTACATGTTAGGATATGATTTTAGGGAGTACGGGAAGGGTGAGCTCAATAACATCTACCAAAACACAGAATGCTACGGAGAAAGAAATGCAGACACTGTTTTCGAAGGGTGGCTTTCCACTTTTAGAAAAATGTTAAAATTAAGACCTGATGTGAATTTTACTATAGTGCATGACAATCCACCCAGTTTCCTACATAATCTACAGACAGGCACGGACCTGGGCAACAGTAAGATTATAAGTTACAGTGAGTTTGAAAAGGTTTTAACACCTCGATAGGTCTAGACCAGCGAGCCTAAATTTATTCTTCCAAGCAAAGAAGTTCTTGTTATGATTGCTGTAAGGATCTTTAAGCCAAGTCATCTGATACAGGTGCACCATCTCGTGTGCCAGTGTTTCAACGAAGTCTTTCCAAGTGGGAAATTTACAATGTAATTCTATATAGAATTCCACATCAATGTGATAAGGTATAATCCTCTGATCGAACTTACCTTTTGGTGTCTTCCTGTTGTCCCAATTGGCCACACACCTACCCCAATCCTTGTGCAGTTTACGAACACTCAACGGCACGGATGGTAATCTACCGTTGAATAAACCACGATTCAATATCCTGAACCAATGATACAACTGCTCCTGTGAAGGCTTAAACCCCTTAGTGTTCTTATATCTGGTAATTGTATTTTCCAACTGGACCTTCAGTTGCTTCCTCACATTCACGGTTTTGTTTTTCGTTTTTTTCATGGTTGACAGTATTACCAATTGTGCTATAATATACTAATAATTATCTAAATTACCAGGTATCAAAATGCAGTCAGATTTGCCAAAAACCATAAACGAAGCAC